GATAATACTGTGGCTAAGGCCGAGGCTGAAATTCTAGCGCAACGTGCTGAGATGCTAGAAGCTAATAAAACGTATCAAGACTACATACAAACTAAGGCTAAGTTGGAGGCCGTAAACGCAGCTATTGAAGATGGTGAGGGACAATTTGGACCTAATGGAACTGGGGATCCTAATTTTGAGCAAGTCGATTTTGAGCAAGCGGTTGCCGACAACCAGTTCGGGGATGCAGACAGTCTTGTAGTGGATTCACCCCCTAATATTATTCGGGGTGGCGCGGCTCTCCCTGCTTCGGATGTTGAAACCCCAGTAGAGAACCCTGAAATGAGTTTTGAAGAGGCGGTGTCAATTATTAATGCGGAGGGAACTCCTAATATTATTCGGGGTGGCGCGGCTCTCCCTGCTTCGGATGTTGAGAACCCAGTAGTGGACCCGGAGATAAGTTTCGACGAGGCGGTGTCAATGGTTCCAGAGGTGGATGCGGATGGCAACACGGTGATCGAAGTTGCACAGGTTCCTGCAATAGTACCTACAGCGGTTCCGCCGTCCGGAAGCAGAGCCAACCCATCACCTGAAACTCTTGAGGGTGACATTTTGTATGAACTTACCGAACCATCAGATAAAGTAGATGCAGAAGATGACGAGGGGGTCACTATAGATGTTGACGGAACTTTCGACGGGGAAATTCTCAACCCAGAGATTTCCACAGATGTGAATGGAACGAATCCGGATGGTAGCGTAACTATTGACCTTGATGCCGAGACAGATCCGAGCACACCAGCAATTTCTCCCCCACCTAAAAATACCGACCCCAGTACTGAGCCTACGACCAACACCACTGCAAGGCCTCTGATTGAGGTTGATGTTGATAGGGATGAAGAGGAGGAAGAGGGAGTTGATGTTGAGGTTCCTAATTCCCCCTTTGTGTTTGAGTTAGGAGGAGACGATGATCCTCGCCGGAAAGTTCCTAAGGCTGGGGTTGCTCCTGCGATGGAGGAGTGTCCTGATGGATACGTCCAGGTCAGGGGTCCAGACGGACGTCTGATGTGCCAGAAGACATTCACGCAGAATAGGCAGAGAGCCGGCGCGAGTACTCAAGCGTATACTGGTATAAACTCAGGCAAACAACGTGGTTCTGGGCAGACACGGAAGGAGTACGAGGTTGTCCAAGAGTTCTTGTCGCCCAATGAAAAAGAAACTGCGGTTGAAGTTGATGCTAAATCTCTTCTAGGGATGCTATGAACTTACAATCGTTACCTGAGGAAGCTTTAAAAGAGATCTTGGCCTTAACAGAGGCCAAGAAACGGTTGGATTTACGGGATAAAGCTCAAGATTACTTCATGCCGTTTGCACACCATGTGTATGATAACTTCATTGAAGGTCGCCATCACCGAATTATTGCGGAAAAGTTGGAGAAGGTTGCCAGAGGCGAGTTAAAACGTCTGATTATTAACATGCCCCCTCGTCATTCTAAGTCTGAGTTCGCCAGTTATCTGATGCCGGCGTGGTTTTTGGGCAGGAATCCTAAGCTAAAAATTATTCAAGCCACACACAACACAGAGTTGGCGGTGCGTTTTGGCCGCAAGGTACGTGATCTTATAGACGATCCACAATATAAAGACATCTTTCCTGACACCAGTCTGAAAGAGGACAACAAGGGGGCTGGAAAATGGCAAACGAGTGCGGGTGGTGAGTACTTTGCAGCGGGTGTAGGTGCTGCGGTTACTGGTCGTGGCGCGGATTTGTTTGTTATTGATGACCCACATTCGGAACAGGACGCTTTAAGCGAGACTGCTTTTGATCATGCCTATGAATGGTACACTTCTGGTCCTCGTCAGCGCCTTCAACCGGGCGGTGCGATCATAATTGTTATGACTCGCTGGGGGAAAAAGGACTTAACTGGCCGACTTCTTGCTGCTCAAGGCAATGACATCATGTCTGACCAATGGGAAGTTGTAGAGTTCCCTGCAATTCTTCCGTCTGACAAGCCTTTATGGCCTGAGTTCTGGGAAAAAAATGCTTTACTGTCCATTAAAGCTTCGTTGCCTGTACAAAAATGGAACGCTCAGTGGCAACAGACTCCAACTGCGTCTGATTCTGCTATTATCAAGCGAGAATGGTGGAAAGATTGGGAAGAGGACGAGATTCCCCCAGTTAAGTACATTTTGCAGGCGTATGACACTGCGTTTTCCAAGAAAGAAACGGCGGATTACTCTGCTATAACTACTTGGGGTATCTTTTGCCCTGAAGAGGGTGGTCCTGACCACATAATTTTGATGGATGCCCAACGGGGAAGGTGGAATTTCCCTGAATTAAAGCAAGTTGCTTTTGATGAGCATGGCTATTGGGAGCCAGACATGGTCTTAGTAGAGGCCAAAGCAACGGGTACGCCACTTATAGACGAGTTGCGGCTCCGCGGCATACCGGCACTGGGCTTTTCCCCAGGCAAGGGAAATGATAAGGTTACTAGGATGCACATGGTTGCTCCGTTGTTTGAGGCGGGTGTTGTTTGGGCGCCAACGGACAAAAAGTTTGCAGATGAAGTGATAGAAGAAGTAGTTTCATTTCCTAATGGTGACTATGACGATTTTTGTGATAGTATGACACTAGCACTTATGCGATTTAGAAAAGGTGGGTTCATCTCTTTAGAGGGAGAAAACGACGAGCCTGACATTTATCGCCGTAAACGGGAGTATTACTAATGGCCTTGCCACCTATGCAAGTAGATTCGGGCATAACACCTGAAGACATGATACCGACTGAGGCATCTGTAGATGTGTCAGTACCACAGCCAGAGACATTCGATGGCGGTGCTCAGATAACGGAGGATGGTCAAGGCGGTGCTGTTATTGAGGCTTTGTCTGCTGTAATGGCGGGAGAAGAGGCTCCGGAAGAAATTGATCATGGGGCTAATTTATCCGAATACTTAGATGATGCGTATCTTGGGGAGCTATCGACAGACCTCCGAGGTTCTTATCAAGAAGATCAGGAGTCACGGGCAGATTGGGAAGAGGCATACACTAAAGGTTTAGACCAGCTAGGGGTGGTTTATAAGGAACGCACCCAGCCTTTTGAGGGCGCCAGTGGTGTGACCCATCCTCTCATTGCTGAGAGTGTTACTCAATTCCAAGCCCAAGCTTATAAAGAGTTACTTCCGTCTGGAGGTCCAGTAAAAACTCAAGTGCTAGGTCTTCAAGATCCTGCTAGGGAAGAACAGGCTGGCCGTGTAAAAGAATTTATGAACTACCAGATCACTGAGGTCATGGAAGAGTTCGATCCAGATATGGATCAGTTATTGTTTTATTTACCGTTATCTGGGTCTACGTTTAAAAAGGTTTACTTTGACGAGTCCAAACAACGTGCGGTGTCGAAGTTTATTCCGGCTCAAGATCTAGTGGTTTCTTATGCGGCGTCTGATTTACATACGGCGTCTCGCGTTACGCATGTTCTTAGGATGGATGCTAATCAAATTCGCAAGTTACAAGTCGCGGGTTTTTATCGGGACGTTGCGCTTAGTAGGTTTGAAAGCGAAGAAAATGAAGTCCGTCAAAAGGTGGACGAGATTCAGGGTACGTCTAGAACCTATACAGACGAGACGTTTACCATCCTAGAGATGCATGTTGACGTGGACCTTGAGGGTTTCGAAGACATGTCTCCAGACGGAGAACCAACCGGTATTGCTCTTCCATATATCATTTCTGTAGATGAGGGGTCTGGACACGTTTTATCTATTCGAAGAAACTTTGAAGAAGGCACCGGTATCGCTAAAAAACAGCAGTACTTTGTTCATTACAAATTCATGCCAGGTTTGGGTTTCTACGGCTTTGGTTTAATACATATGATTGGCGGTCTTGGACGCGCAGCAACGAGTATCCTTCGGCAACTTATTGACGCAGGAACTCTTGCGAACCTCCCAGCGGGTTTCAAGGCTAGAGGCGTAAGGCTTCGTAACGAAGATGAACCCTTACAGCCGGGTGAGTGGCGGGACATAGATGCACCTGGGGGGAATATACGGGACGCGATTATCCCGTTACCATACAAGGAACCGTCAGCGACTCTGGCGCAGCTTCTTGCGGCCCTTGTAGAGGGGGGCAGACGCTTTGTATCTCTTGCTGACCAGCAAACGGGCGATGGCAACAATCAGGCCCCTGTAGGCACCACTGTGGCTCTCCTAGAGCGCGGCATGAAAGTTATGTCTGCGATACATAAACGTCTGCATTATGCTCAGAAACAAGAATTTAGGATTCTTGCTAGAATATTTAGGGACAATATCCCACAAGAGTATCCCTACGATGTTGAGGGCGGCAACCGAACTATTATGGCTTCGGACTTTGATGACAGGATAGATGTGGTTCCGGTCAGCGATCCCAACATTTTCTCCATGGCACAGAGAGTAACCCTAGCTCAAACCCAGTTGCAGTTAGCTCAGTCTAACCCTCAGATGCACAACCTTCATGCGGCGTATCGTAGGATGTATTTGGCTTTAGAAGTCCAGAACATTGACGAGATACTGCCTCCACCTCCGGAGCCAAAGCCTTTAGATCCGGCTATTGAGAACGCTCGTGCATTAATGGGTGAGATTTTAAATACGTTTCCACATCAAGACCATGACGTACACATTCGGTTGCATGTGGCTTTCATGAAAACTCCTTTGGTTATGACTTCCCCACAGGTAATGGGTACGTTTTATGCACACGTAATGGAGCATGTATCTCAGAAAGCACGGCAGCTAGTAACGAAAGAGATCGAAGAAGTTATTGGACAGGCACAGTTGATGGCCCAAAGCGGGGCAATAGATCCTCAGATGGCTCAAGAACAGATTATGAAAGTTCAACAAAACATGCAGGATCCTGTTCAAATGGAGAAACTTATTTCCATGCAGATGGAAAAGATCATGATGGATGTTCTTCCTGATCTCATGCCTGTTGGTAACAGTCCAATGGAAGACCCTCTCGTTCAAATTCGTATGCAAGAGCTTGCGATAAAAGAAAAAGATTTGAAGCGTAAGACGGAAGAGGATCAAGGTCAGATGCTTGTTGAGCTTCAGAAGATGGAACAACGTGCCGCTACGGATGCAGCTCGGATTGAGAGCCAAGAGGATATTGCAGGAAACAGAAACAAAGTTAACCGAGAACGGATTGATATTCAGCGGAAGGCTGTAGCTAGTAGGGGGTAAACCCTAGTTAGGCAGGAAAATGATCGACCCTATCTCAGCTTTTGCGGCTGCTAATGCTGCTTTCAAGGCCGTAAAGCTGGTGGTCGGTGCGGGGCGTGAGCTAGAGGATGTTAGTAAACAGCTAGGGTCGTGGTACTCTGCGGTGGCAGATATTTCCAGGGCGGAATCTCAGCGCAAGAATCCCACATTTTTTGAGAAACAATCTCAAGGCTCTGTTAATATAGAACAAGAGGCAATGGATATAGTTATCCGCAAAAAGACTTTACTTGAGCGGGAAAAAGAAATTAAGTTTATGCTTAATATGAGGTTCGGGCCGTCTTGCTATGACGATATGCTTGATATGCGTAGGCAAATACGCAAGGAAAGAGAAGAAACTGTGTACGCTGCAATGGAAGCCAAGAGACAGATTGCTAACAACGCTGCAATAGGTGGCTTATCTTTTGGTATTATTGCCGTACTTAGTGGCGGAATTTATTTACTTGTAATGGTGACACAATGATTAAGGCTTTAATTTGTTCGGTTGCGCTAGCTGGGGTGGCAAACCCCACTCATGTTCAATGTCATTTGTGGAAAAGATTTACTGACCGCGATGGTCAGAAAGTTTGTGTTTATCGTTTTAGCGCAGGATTTGGAGGGTTGGGTTATCACTACCCAACGTTGAGTTACTCTGAGTGTCCTAAAGTTTATAGCTGTGTTTATGAAAAGAAGGACAAAAGACCAAGTTTAAGTGAAATATTGGACGGCCTTAAAGGAGGGTTTTGAAATGAAGAATGCGTTTGAGAAAATTCTAGAGTATCGGTTGATGCCGCGTTTTATGATGTTGGTTATGACAATTGTTTATATTCGCGTAATTGAGTTCGCCATAACCGTTCCCGATCTAAGTTCACAACACGCTGCGGTTGTATCTGTAGTCACGGGAGCCATGACAGGAGCATTCTCGGTATGGTTGAGTTCAGAAAAGTAAACAATGTAATAGACGCGCCTACTTGGCTGAGCGAAATGGACAAACAATTCGTAGCCTTGGAGCGACAGAAGACTGAAATACGTAACCAAGCTAAACTTATATCGGAGCAATGTGATGATAGGCGGAATAGTAACAGCGATTAGTGGCTTAGCTAGTAGCTACATTGACGGTAAGACAGCAATTCAAAAAGCAAACGCTGAAATAGCGTTGAAAAAGGCCACATCGGAAACTGATTGGGAACAGTCAGCTATAGAGGCGAGTAAGGACAGTTGGAAAGACGAGCTATGGACGCTGGTTTTCGTGGCAATTCTATTATTAAATTTTATCCCATCAATGCAGGAAGTAATGGCGAAAGGTTTTGCTAATCTTGAGACTACACCGTTATGGGTGCAATGGGGGATGTACTGTAGTATTGCTGCAAGTTTTGGTATCAGAACTATTAAAGGGTTTAAGAAGTGAGTTACGACAAATCAAATGACGATGAGTTCACCTCGGTGTGGAATTGGAAAGGGACAGACTATGGGTTACGTACTGGGTAAGAGAAGTTTACAGAAACTAGGAACTGTTGATGATAGGCTGCAGCGAATTGTCTTTCACGCCATTTCGGTTACCAAGCAAGATTTTTCTGTTATTTGCGGGATCCGCAGCCATGCAGAGCAAAAGAAGTTGGTTTCTTCGGGGGCTTCTCAAACTATGAAAAGTAAACATCTTGAGGGTTTGGCCGTAGATCTAATGGCATATAACAATGGAGGTAGATGGGAACTAAATCTGTATGATGAAATAGCTGACGCCATGGCCCAAGGTGCGTTGCATGAACGGGTGCCGATTAGATGGGGCGCTGCTTGGCATATCGATGATATTGGGGACTGTGATTTAAATGCGGAAGGTGCTATGAATCAATACATAGACTTGCGTAGATCTCAAGGGCGCCGGCCGTTTATCGATGCGCCTCATTTCGAAATCGTTCAATAAAGGAACAGTAAAATGAAAACGGAATCAGCTTCTCGTCCATATGACAGAAAAACCAAAGAAAAATCAAAGAAGCGTAAAGAGTTAAAAAGACGCGCTTTAGAAGAGTATGATCGTGTTGATGGCAAAATAGGAGAGGGTACTCTTGCCGCCGCTGATATTGTTGATAGCTCTGCTGATTCCAGTTCTCAAAAAGAACGAGATTTAAGAAAAAGATTAGATGAAATTGGCGCACAACGAATGCGGGATAGCTCTAAAGAGTTTGCTGGGGGCGGGAAAGTACAAGGTTATATGCACGGCGGGAAAGTTCGTGCAGGGGATGTTAGGTTCAATAACAAAAGAGGTCAAACGTACTAAAATGACCACAATAATGATAAGTATTCTTCCAGAGGGTATTCCTGTGGATAAGATGGAGGCAACGGAGGAGGGGTTTTCTTGTCCGTTGCCTACACAAGACGCAGATGCCAACATGGAAAACAAAGACATGGCGGAGTACCAGCACGAATACGGAGAGTGCTTGGACGAGGATGTGTGTTGTGGAACTTGTTCATTTTACAATCAAACAGAACAAATGCAAAAGTGCATAGAAGACGATTCAGGTCTTACAGGCTATTGCCAACTGTTGAAGTTTGTTTGTACAAGTGAGAACACATGCAATGAGTGGATGGGTGGCAACCCTATTACATCCAATCCACAGGAGGAATACAAGGATAACCTATAATGGATGTTGTCGATCTCGCTAAATACTTGTATAAGCGAATTGAAGAGAGGCAAGCAGATATCACCGCCGCTCTTTCTCACGGTTCAGTACAGAACTGGGAGCAGTACAAAATGTCGGTAGGAGAGATACGGGGACTCTCTTTTGCGCGTGAAGAAATCAAGTCCCTGCTGGAGAGAAACGTAGACGATGCCGAAGACTTTATATCTTCCTGACCATGTCGCGCAGAAAATAAACAAAGATAAAGACAGTATTGATCCTGAATCTTTGGATAGCGCGTATGTTGACGCTAATGACCGGGTGCTAGATCCGGCCCTTTTAGACAAACCTTTAGTTGACAGATTACCTCAACCCACAGGGTGGAGATTGTTGGTTATGCCTTACCAAGGCAAAGCTAAGACGGCCAGTGGACTACACATCCCAGATGAGGTCCGAGAGCGTGAGTCTGTGGCTACGGTTGTTGCTTATGTAATGAAGTTAGGTCCATTGGCCTATAAAGACCCTAGTAAATTCGGGGACGGTAGTGGCACTCATGCCGCAGAAGGTTGGCCTTGGTGCAAAGAAGGTGACTGGGTTTGTATAGGCCGATACTCTGGCTCTAGATTTAAGATAGATGGCGGGGAGGTTCGCATCATTAATGATGACGAGGTGATAGCTACTTTACTGGAACCAGATGACATTAAGCATATATAGGGGCGAAAATGGCTGAGGAAAACATGGACGAAGACGTTATTGTTTCGGAAGAAACATTCGTTGGAGAAGAAGAGAAGCAACAGGTAGCGGTTTCGGATGACGATTCTGGAGATTCCGAACTAGAGTCGTATAGTAAAGGCGTACAAACACGCATTAACAAGCTTACGGAGAAACGCCGTCAAGCTGAGCGCGATCAAGCTGAAGCACTTAGAGTGTCACAACAACTTCTTGAAGAGAACAAGCAGTTGAGGTCTAAGGTTCAAGCCTTGGACACAGGTTATTTGTCTGAGTATGGAAACCGATTGCAAGCGCAAGAGGAACATATAAAGAGAGTTCATCGGGAAGCTTATGATGCTGGAGACTCTGACAAACTATTAGAGACTCAGCAAGCCATGGCGGCTATGGCGGTTGAAAAAAACCGTTACAACACTGCAAAGGCTAGGGCCGAACAGCAAAATAAGGTGCAAGTTCAGCAGCAACAG